AGTTAAAGGAACTTGGCTCAACCTTAGAAGGTGTTGCTAGTAGTGTAAAAGGTTCTACATCATCAATGTCAAGCAGTTTTACTGCTATGACAAGTAAATTAGGTTCTTCATTAAAATCTGTAGGAGCCACAATGTCTGTTGGGCTTACTGCCCCATTAGCTTTATTAGGTACTTCTTTATTTAAGTCTGCTGCTCAAATGGAGCAGATATCAGTTTCTTTTGAGGTCTTTACAGGATCTGCTGAAACTGCTAAAAATATGCTTACCCAATTAAAGGAACAAGCATTAAAATCACCAATGCAATTCCAAGATATTACCAAAGGTGCTCAAACACTTCTTGGTTATGGATTAACTGCAGAGCAAGTGATTCCTATCACAAGAATGCTTGGTGATATATCAGGTGGTAATGCAGATAAGTTTGCTAGATTATCTTTAGCATTTGGACAAGTAAATGCTTCAGGACGTTTAATGGGTCAAGAGGTTCGCCAAATGATTAACGCAGGGTTTAACCCATTGCAAGCAATATCAGAAAAGACAGGTGAGTCAATGGCTTCTTTATCGAAGCGAATGAAGAATGGGCAGATTTCTGTTCAAGAGGTTGCAGATGCTTTCAAGTATGCAACAAGTGAGGGAGGTAGATTCTTTGGTAATGCTGATAAACAATCACAAACCTTACAAGGTCAATTAAATAAACTTCAGGAAAGTGTAACTTTTGCTTTAGCAGAAATTGGAACTGAATTAGCTAATAATGGTGGAATTAAAAAATTCTTTGAATCATTAACAGAAACGGTTACTAAGATTAAAAATTCTTTCTTAGCACTTGCTCCTGAAACACAAGCATTTATATTAAAATTTGGATTAATCGTTGCGGCAGTAGGCCCAGTATTAGTGATATTTGGTTCTTTAGTTAGTGCGATAGCAAGTATAGCAAGTGCAATTGGAGTATTAGGTGTAGCATTAAGTGGCATGGGTGCTATTTTTGCTACTATCTTAGTTGGTGTTGGTCTTGTGGTTGCAGGCTTAGTTGCTATTGGTAAGGAATTATATAATGAAGTTAATGCGGTTAGAGATTTTCGTGAAGAAATAGCTGAATTAAATAAAGAGGCTAAGTCATCTACTGTTTCTTCTTTAACACAGCAAATAGCTGATTTAAATAAAGAGATTGAAAAGCAGGAAAAAGCTAAAGAAATGCAGTTTTTTAATCCTGAGGCTATAAAGAAAGCTAATGAACAAATTCAACTTTATAGAAATCAGATCACCAATCTACAAAAGATTAGTGAGAAGGTTAATCCAACTGCAGGATTTGATACTAAGCCTCCAGGTCTTGAAGGTAATGCTAATAAATCAAAAAGATTTAAAGAATCATTTCTTGATTTCAGTAAAGAATATGATACTTATTTAAAGCAATTTACTGAACATAGAAATAAATTAATAAAGCAAAGCGAAGATTCTGAAAGAGAATTTGATAACATTGGACTTAGTGGTGCAAGAAAAAAATTAGCAATCTTAAGGGATAACTTTGTTAAGCAAAAAGCAGAATATGTAAAGTTTGGAGTAGATGTTAGTACAATTACAAAGAACTATTTACTTAAAACTGCACAATTACAAGGAGAGATTGATGCCGAGCAGATAGGTGCATTAACTGGTTTGATGGATAAGTCTATTTCTACAAATGGGCTTAAAGAACTTAATGAGAATTTACAATCAGAGCAACTAAAGCTTGATGGTATTTTTAAAAATTTATCTATTGAAGATAAAAAGAACTCATTACAAGAATATGGTGCTTCAATTTACTCTGCTCAAAAAGATTTTGCAATGTCTATTGCTAATGGATTTGGAGAAATTGCAGGTGCAGCATTATCAGGTAATTTATCAGTCAGTCAAGCATTTGATGCTTTAGGTAAGATGTTCTTAAGCACTATTGGTGATTTATTAATCCAAATGGGTACAAGTGCAGTTAAATTTGGTTTATTTAAAGAAGGATTAGAAAAAGGTCTTAAAGCTACATTTGGTGGTGGTGGGGCATTAGTTGCAATAGGTTTAGGTGCAATTGCTGCAGGATATATGCTAAAAGGTAGTGCATCGAAATCAAATACAGGTTCTAGTAATAAAAATACCGAACCTAATATGAAGATGCCGAATGTTGCATCTCGTGCAAGTGGGGCTTCTTATCAATATGGTGGTGCTTCTTATGCAGCACAAACAGTAAGATTATCTATTGACCTTACAGGAGCAATTACTGCAACACAAACAGGATATAGCATAAACAAATCATTCGAAACAACACTTAGAGTAACAGGCAGATAATGGAAGGATACGGTACTATTTATAGATTTGAGTTTGATGCAACTTGTAAACCATTTGCAACACTACTCACAACTAAATGCAAAGTATTAATTCTCAAGAAGGGATATAATGCTACTATTTACGATATTCCTTATGGACAAGTAACTCCAGTTGAAATTGATTACCCTACTGTTGATGACGATATTTTCTACCCAATTAAGGGTTCATCATTAAGCTTTAAAGTTCTTGGTGGTGTAATCAATATGGATTCACTTATTAGTGAAGATGAGAAGGATTTCTACTTAGAATACTACAGAGATGAAGCTTTATTTTGGAGTGGATTTGTTTCTCCTGAATTATGCGAGGAAGATATATTCTTGCGTTACCCTGCTATTGAGTTTAAGACTATTGATGGCTTAGGTACTTTAAAGACAATGCAATTAAACGATTCTGCGGGACGTAAATTGTTTGGTAAGCGGAATCTATTAACCATCCTATTATCTGCCTTTAGAGGGGTAGGATTTGGCTATAAAACTAACATATTAGCTAATGTTTGGGCTTTTGGTTTTGACAAGTTAGTTAACCCACTTGTTCAAGCTATTACTTATATCAACATCTATAAAGATAAGAATGGTATTCAGTTATCAACTATAGATATTATAAAGTCTATTTGTTATTTATTCAATGCTGTTATTTACCAAAACAGAGGTCAATGGTGGTTTGTTAAAATTAAAGACTTAGCTTTTGCTCTTAACGGAACTCAAGTTTACAATGCTGATGGTACTTTAGCTTCACCTGGTACAGGTACAGTTAAAAGTTTTGTTCATGGAACTGACTTCTTAATCGTAGCAGAACCTAAGAGAAAGATTAGAAGATTTTACAAAGAAGCTTCACTAGACTACCAATTTTACAAGTCTTATAAGAATTTAGATATAAACTTCTCTTGTTGGACTAATGATGACACATTTACTCCTACTCGTATATTAGAGGCTGATTTTACAGATAACTTATTGGCATTTAATGTTGCAAGAACTGGATTAGAACCAAACTTTGAGTTTTACACTAAAGTAGGTGGTGTTAAGACTGAATCTTACTACGATCCTAGAATAGATAATTATGGTATCGTTGTTTATAGTGATGCAGGTGCTAATACTGATTATGTAGAATACTCTTATGGTGCGTTAGTAGTTGATGATAGATTCTCATTTAGTGTTAGTAGTATTACAGGTAATCAAAAAGTAGAAATAGTTATAGAAGGAACTTCTACAAATTATTACTACGATATATTTGCAGAAACTTGGAATACAACTCGTACTTACAATACAGGTGGATTTTATCCAACTTTGTTTGTTACTGATTTAAATCCTCCTGCTACAGGTATATTAAAGATTAGATTACACTCTGCATTAGAACTTGAGGATTATGGCGATTTCTTTGCTTTGTATGATTATATAACTGCTTACAACGACTTACTTGTTAATATTATTGAGATAACTAAGTCTAATCAGTTAACAACTATTACTAATATCAAGAACACATCTATTGTTCCTGAAATGGTGACTGTGTACAATGGTGATTCTAAGCAGATACCTCCACTACAAGGAAGTAATATTGAAGATATATCCAACTTACTAACGGGAATCAATACTAAGACTAAAGAATGGTATGAGAGGTCTGAAGAAGATGTTTATGAGTTACAAGAGTTATCTGCTCGTAATATTCTTAATCAATACTCTGACTATAGAAACATCTTTACAGGTACATTGATTGGTAAGGGATTAGAGTTTGGAAGTATATATACTTTCCCTATGCAAGGTGCTTTAGCAGATAAGAAGTTCTTTCCATTGTCAATGAAGATGAATGAGAGGGATAATACTGCTGAAGTAGTGTTAATGGAACTTACTTCCAATGAGATAACTGGAACAGAAAATCAAGTTATCTACGATACTGAAGGAAATATCATTTATCAAACTACGGTTTCTTCTAAAAAAAAAAATCGTAACGGAGTAGGAACTGACTTAGGACAAGCAGGAGAATCAGGAACATTATTCGACAGATTCGTTGCCTTCTTTATGGATGACTTCAAACCTTAACAGATATGCCAAGAGAAATAGGATACTTCAAATACAAAACCCGATCTTCCATTGAAATATATGGAAGCGGGTCTTTTTCAGGAACAGCAGATACAGGTTATGTATATGGTTGGTCTGAAACACTTACAGAGTTCGAGTTAAGAGGCTATTTAAACACCTTTGCAGGCTCTACAGCGAACGCAAAAGCAGGAATGATGCTACGCACTCAAGCGAACTCAAACGTGGCTTATATTGGCATTATGGTGCTTGGTGATAATACC